ACTATAGCCTTTAATAAGTTCGTCAAGGCTTACTTCCTGTTCTTCGCCATCAACTTTGACAGCATATAGAAGTTCCTCTTCCTCTTGTTCGTCAGACTCTTCGGTTTCCTCTTCGTCATCTTCTTCGGTTTCTTCCTCATCAGGTTCCTCAGATTCTTCCTCAGATCCCTCTTCCAATGATTCGTCTTGAGTTTCCTCAGTTGACTCTTCCTCTTCAGTAGGTGCGGCCTGCTCTTCCTTGGGTTTATCCTCTAGGGAGTCCATTATTCCGAGTAGTGCCTCTTGCGCCTCCCGTGTACTACCGGGCGTATGTGGCAATGGTTGAATTGCCGGGTGCGGGGCTTCTTGCTGCGTATCCGCCATAATTAAATTCCTCTTATATGAATGGGTGTTGCTTTGCTAGTGCCTCGTTCATTTTTCCAGTTTCAACTATGGATTGTAAATGCACGCGCAATCTATCAAGCAGTCTCATCGCAAGCCAGATTGATTCTCTGGCCTCCAACTCTGTCGCCCCGCTAGCTGACCAGCGAGACATTAAATCTTCTTTTAGTACGTTAAATGATTCTACAAATAATTCGTTAGATAATAAGTTTTGAGCTTGTCTGGCTCTTTCTTCATCCGATCGATCTATCATGTGTCTCCTATTGCTACGGCGCGGTTCTGTTCACGTTCCAGCTGTAGCTCTGCTACCTTTAGCTGCGCGTCAACCGCGTCCTTTTGATATTCCTGCTGGATCTTTTGGGCTTTTACTTGTACGTCTGCCGCTTTGATTTCCAGCTCCTTCTGTTTTATTTGCATCTCCATCTGATCAAGCTGCTGCTGTGGATCTGGTTGCTGTGGTGGCGCCTGAGATGGGTCTGTTAGAAAATCATTGACATTCTGGAACCCCATAGCCTTTACAAGCGCAGCGCCCATGTTGTACATATTTTGTGCGTTTACGATCGGCAGTCCGCCCTTCATGGCCTCACCTGCAAACTGGATCATCTGGCTTAGGTGCATCATCTGCTGATCTTTGTTTCCACTGCCTAGCGCCACAGAGACAGTACAATCATACTGATCCCGCCATACATCAGGACGTACCGGAACCCACTCGTTGCGCAGCATGACAACGCGCTTTTTATCTTGGTTTTTATGTAGTAACTCATAAATTGTGATCATTAAATCCTTTACGCCAGTTTCTGCAAAGTTCCTAGCAATAAGTTCAACTCTACTCTGGGCAGCAGTCATAACAGCGTTAACTGCAGTGGCTGTGGTATGACTGGTTAAAGCGTTCTCGTTCATACCCTGAGACATTCTAGACACACCAGCTCTAGACTCCCTCACCCCGTCTAGGTACTCAAGCATCTGAAAAGAGTAAGGTTCAAGGGCTGGCGTAGAAAGTGGCATTACAGCGTTGGGGGATTTGACCCTAACCACGCCGCCCGGTCTTTGTGTGAGAAGGTCATCTAGGTTAGCCTGACCCTCTAGAACCGCATATCTGCCGAAGTTCTGGTTGTACATATTATCCATAAGGTTACGCATTAGCGTAGACTTCATCAACTGCAGATCCATAACTAGATCAGCAACAGACAAACCAAAGAACTTATGCGGGATCTTTATCGGTGTAATGGAAACAAATGGAATAGAGTCTATCTCTTCGTTAGCTAAAACCGTAGAACCCACTGTGCATATTTTACGGAGTTCTGTAATTCCGTCATTATTGTAATCTGTTTTTAGAAAAGACTCATGCAACCAGTATGTTCGTAAACCCTCTTCTCCATAGGTGGCGTCACCACCCCAGCCCTCCCAGTATCGAGCTGATTTATCAAACTGATAACGTTCTAGGCGTTCACCAGAAAAGTCTGCCATGTCATCATCGCCACCACCAAGGTCTTCCATATCGAGGTCTTGGTCGGGATACATTTCCCTAAGCTCTGATAGAGTTTTTAGAACTCTGTGGCAAACAAACCTAGCATCCTGTATGTTCTTAGCCTCTCGTGAGATTAGAAACTCCGAGGGTGGAACGTTCTCTATTTTTATTTTCCCACCGTAATCGCCACGCTGGATCACGACATCATGCAGCATTGGGCCGGCTGTTTCTACGGCCTCTTCTGTAACTCCCGGCATCTGCAGTATTTCTGCAGACTCATACTCTGTGTCTTGATATTCTGTGTGTTCAAGCACTTCTACGCTAGGGTCGGATAGTAACGACTCAAACTCCATGTCATTTAGACCCTTATATTCTTCCCTGTTCCATTCCTCGTAGTCATCCCACCACACCTTGACTATGCCGTTCTTACTCAGTAAAGCATCAGTAAACCATGAGTAAAGGATCTCCCAACCCGGATTATCTTTAGTGAACACGTAGTTTACGTAGTCGGTGGCTTGATCAGCCATAGCAACATCTTCGGGCCCGTGAGGGTTAAACTTAACCATCTCATCACCAGCGGCAAACACACGCATGAGTGATGGCTTTATCCACTCAATCGTATCTTGAACCGTAGAATCCACATACTGACTACGACCATCCACTTCATTTCCAAATGGTAAGCCATAGTAATACTGCATAGCAGATTCTCTCTGCTTGGAGATCGTATCTCCCATGTAACCAAGGGAATCGGTGATCTCTCCCCGTATCCTAGTTACCAGTTCTTCTTCAGTAATTTTTTGAGCCATTAAATAATTCCGTAGTTCCTGTATTCAAGATCCTTTGTCCATGTTGGGTCTTCTCCTGATACCGCAAACCTTAAGGACATAGCTGCGTATCGTGTGGCGCTCATAAGGTCATCACGCAAAGGAACAATCTTTCCCTCTTTTCGGTGATACATCCTGAACTCCTCCCACCAATCGCTCAAGGTAGAAAACACCTTGAACTGATCATTTTCCATTCTCTGCAGCAATGCCATGATCCCCTCCTCTATGGAATTGCCGCCCTTTTTCTCTCCAAGGGCTGGGGGATTTTCAAAGTGAAACGCCAGAAAATTACACCCCAAAGTTCTATATTGCTCTGCCAGACCGGGATTACCCATGCTGTCTCTTCTGTTGCCATCATGTGGCCAGCAGATAGGGATAAAGTGTGGGCGTGTCTTTATGACTGCTGCATGAACTGCAGGCGATGCTTTCGACTGCCGATAGCAATCATAAAGATACACCACGTCCTCATCACGATCCCACGCCAACCACACGCATGCTGTTGGATGGTCAAACCCAAAGTCTATGCCACATATGCGTGGCCAATGTGACTGCAGATGCACGGGCTCCGTGATAATCTTATCCTCCATCACCGGAAACACCAAACCACTACCGATGGATGGGCGCCCATACTTACGCATCTCCCGCTCGTGTGGGCTGTAGCTGCTCAGGATCTGCTCCATAACCACCTCGTTGAGATGGCCGCTAGCGCCCTGCATACTCATCACTTTCTCTGACGCATCATCCCATGTGGCGTTGACCAGCGCCTGACCGGGCTTTATGTTGTTTATAAAGCTGGCCACGGTTTCTGTCATGCCTTGCTCTGGGGTAAAGGTCATGTAGACCATCCCACGGCGATCAAGGGTTCTGGTAACCGCCTGACTGTAGAGATCCCGGTTGGGCTCTTCGTCCAGCCATATGCAGTCCACACTGCGACCCTGCCACTTTTCTATGCCCATCTCGTAGGCTTTGAAAAATAAAGAAGAGTTCCCCCCAGAGACATGGCGAATAAGTGCCATGCTCTTGGCGTTGGGTACGCCGGGTTTGCGTTCTGTCTTTATGATACAGCTTCTTGGTATAGCGCCAGAACCAAAAGCCTCTGGATCATCCGGGGAACCCAATAGTTCAAACTGTACAATATCGCGAGTAGTCTCGTTGCTCACCCCACCCGCCCACGCAACTATAGGCTGTCTATATCTGCGACCGTTCCACCATGACGGGTACAACCCTGTAACGTGATAGGCTAGCTCAGCTGCTCCACAATATGATTTTCCTATGCGGTTGGCAGCCATCAACAGCCGCTGGTTGGCCTCTGCGCCCGTGTCGTGAAATCTTTGCTGGTAAGGGTAGGGATCGTAGAGATCTATCTTTCCGTAGCGCTCGCGCTTACGTAGTTCTCTAGCGACCTCTACTGCTTTTGCCAGTTCTGCTCTTGTAGCCTCCGCTTGCGTGGATCGCGGCTGCTTGGCGCTCAGCACCGGCTCTATTTGCATAGCATTTTCCAGATTTTCCCCATTTATATCCTTTTTTGCCAGATGGCAATGTACAACGTTGGATAGGCATTAGTTCAAGATATCAGGGATGACAGACGCATCAGATGTGCCCATAAGCCCCTCTAGCTCCCTGCGCAGCTCATCAGTGGACGCTTGTTCCACGTGTGAGATTTCCTGTCTTATCTTCTCTGTGGGTTTTAGGCCGGCGCGATCCAGCACATCCTTGATTGCGCCCAGCTTAACCGACTCAGACTCAGCATCTGTAACTAGACTATGCAGCTGCATAATGGCCCCCGGCACACAGTCCTGCAGCATCTTCTTCTGGCGTTCCTCTATCTGCTGAGCGAACTTGTTCTTTAGCTCGTAGCCCCGCTGCTTGGGCGAGGAGTAACCAGCCATGGCTGCAGACTTAGCTGCATTGCCAGTTAGGCAGTATTGCTCGATAAAGGTTTCCTGTTTGTCTGTTCGCATTCTAGTAATCTATTCCTCTTTGTCTCTGTCTCTTTCTTTCAGCTTCTCCTTTGCCCAATGCCACCACGTACGCCTCTGGTGTGCCTGCACCTTTAGACACGGGTAAGTCTCCCTGTCTTACTGGAGCTAGTATATTTTTAAGAGTGCTAACCTGTTGCTCCGGTGGGGTCATCACTGATGTAAATTTTCCGGAACCTGCTTTTCCTGTTGCCAGAGCCTCACCAAGTTCTTCAATCTCTGACTTTGTCAATTTAAGTCCTTGACCCTCAAGGACTGATCCCTTTAAGCTCATGTGCGTGGGGGTTATTGAAATAAATTGGTTGGCCATTCCATAGTTCATGGCTTTATTTGCCATCCTAAATTTTGTGCCCGGAGCAAGCTGATCCATGGCAACCTGAAACATAGCGCCGGTTTCCGGGTTCATTACAGTCCTAACCCTAACATGTCCAAGTAATGGGTCACCTGTTATGCCAGAATGACCAAAACTAATAAGCCCATCACCATCCATCATCTGTCTAAACCCAGTACCAACTCCATTTGGCCTATTTAAGAACACAGGAGGATCTGGCATTTTTGAAACTATAGATCCATCCTCTTTTGATCGGGCGAGAGGTCTTATCTCCCCCTTGGAATTTATTCGTTTGCCTGAGTTATATAAATCAAGATCCCGCTGGTATTGGTTTCTCTTAGCAACATTTAGCTCATCGATTTCATCTATAAAATTTTGAGCGGTAAACTTGTGATCCTTAGTAAAATATAGCTCCCCGCTACGCGGGTTTGTAGTTCCTGTGCTGCGCTTGGTAATCAGGGAATCCCATGCCGCCTGAACAGAGCCCAGTGGATTAGTTGATATTTCAGCTCTGTACTTATCTCCAGTCTTGTTTAACTTCGTGCGTGGCCCCTTGTATGTGGCAGTAGGCCACTCTGGATTTATTAAATGGTCGTTCTCTAGTATTCTTTTGTGGGGGTCTTGTTTGAGCTTTTTTCCCAGCATACTGCCTGTGCTGGCAGCACTCTCTACTTTATGGGCTAGATGCAATGGCAACCCCCTACCAACAGCATCAAATTCAGAGAGTATGAACGGGGTAATGTGAGAGGCTGTGGCATCCGTTATGTTCATGCCGGTGAGCCTAGATAGTATCTGAGGGTCAGCTGCTAGCTGAGCTGCAGATACCTCTATTTCTCTGGGGAAGATTTCCCTAGCTGCCTGCTTTAGTGGCCCCTGCTGATCAATTGCATAACCAGATTGCACCCTCTGTGCGTACTGGTTGGCCACATCTCCAGTGTATTCTCTAGCCAATGCCGACTTGTCGGCTCCCGGCTTAGTTATTTCTTTCTCTACTTTAGCCATTCTAATGTCTGCTGCTGGGGAGATCCCAGCCTCAGCAACTGCACCTGCTCGTGGAGATAACGCGGCATAAAGCCTGCTGGCTGCCATCTCTGCCGGCAATAATGCTTGCGCTGCTGCGCTAACTATTGGATTTTTACTGTACCATCCCGGTCGCTGGATCTTGCTGTATGGAGCCACATAACCAAGACCCTTTTTTGCTAGCCCTAACGCTGGCTTTATTCCACCACCCAACCCTAGGGATGTAAGCCAGTATGAGGCTTCTCCCATAGCGGGGCTACCAGTAAGACCCTCAACCCCCCTACCAAACTCTGCGAACGGCCAGTCTATAAGCCCTAGGGCGTCGTGAAACGCACCCATAGACGCTTTACCAGACTCTGTGGTGGGCGGGGGAGGCATCCATCGGTTAATAGCCTCACCAAACTGTTGACCACCCTGCTCTTTGCTCCAGAATGGCATACCTTCAGATCCTTCACCCCCCAACCATTTTGGCCTATCAGACCAATCAGGAGCCGCTACACCAGCTTCTGCGGCAGACATTAGGACAGCACCTAGGGTAGAGGGAACACCGTATGCAGTCTCTACAGTACCACCAGCTATATCCAGAACTTTACGCTTAAACCTATCAAATGTGGACATATTAGAGGTGCCTTATATTAGGTAAAATCACGGAATGCTGTGTGTATAGAATATATATGAATATCAGAAAATAAAAAGGGGTCGCCCCCGTTCCTTCTTTGAGTCGATCGATGCCGGTCGGTGCCGAACATAAACCGCCGGTTGTAGTTCGCCAGCCGCGCGCGTTACCTACATAC